CTTTCTCGTATGTGGCGTTGTCATTCGCAGTCGTGACCTGCGTGAAAGCCCCGGTAACCCAGTCCGTCCACGTAATGTTGTCGTCTGAATCCTGAATTTTTACATCAACCGTACCCGTGGCACCGTTCGTTCCGGATTCGAAATAAACAATGGCCTGTTTGCCAGCCACTTCCACTGCGGCCCCAACAAGGCTGTAGAGCGTCGTCGTAGCATGGCTCCCCGGAGCGATCGATTGAGAACTCTCGACGTTTCCGACGAGAGTTCCAGCATCGAGACGTAAATGCCCCTTTAGCTCGGTGAGCGTAATTGGCTCAATCGTTGGGGCTGCGATCAGGGTGACTTTCATGCAGCTAATCCCGGTCCAAGAAAAAAGTGAAGTAGCTCCCCGCGGTGTAGACCCCGTCTGAATACTTGATACACGGGACGACTTCTGCCCCGAAACACTGAACCATTTGGGAGCTACCATCAACCGACAGCATAGCCGGTAAACGGGGCGCCGCCACCCCACCGTTCCGAACGATACCCTTGTCGGAAACGGCACCCGCTGTAAACGCTACGGCTTTTAGCTTTACAGCCTTGTTTGGCCAGATCCAATCCGAAGTATCCACTATCGCTACTTCGATGGTGCCTCCAAAACTGACTACTTTTTGAGACATAATAGCACCGCCTTATGCGTCTATTTCTTCCCACAAAAAATGAAAGAGCATGGACGCCGTTCCGCCGATGGAGTGGAAAGTCAAAACCGACCGGCCAGGGGCCAGCACAATCCCACCCTCAATCTTGTAAACGTTCACTCCGAGTTGAGGAGTTGTGGTAATCGCGCCTTCCATTGTGGACCCACAAACTCTTTCAAGCACTGGCGTGGCTATCGTTGCTCCGTCATCGCAATACGCAACCGATGTCGCATATCCGTTGCGGGCGCATCTCGCAGCAATAGCCTGCGCGAACCCGGAATCCGTGGATGTCATCAGCCCGACAACACCCTCTGCCGGGTTCACTACATCCGTGGACCAGCCAAACTCATAAACTACAAGGATCTTCCCTGACCCGGTGGGGTTAGCCACTCCAAGACCGGTCCACGTTGTCGCTAAACCGGCTGTCACTGCAACTTTGGCCTGATTAGCCACCGAAAACAACCGGCCATTTAACGCCGCGTCAGCGAGAAACCCCCCACTCGGTGCGATAACGAGCCTTCTGCTCGAATCAACAAGAGGCGGCCGACCTACCCCATCAACATCTTGTCCGTACATATTTTATCCCCCCGCAGCTATAAAGCCGCCATTTTAATTGCGTTAATTCTCCGCAAATCCTGGACCCACATGCCATTATGGTAGATAAACTCTTCCCCCGTGTCTACGGTATGAAGTTCGGCGCCCTCGGGCATGTCTGCCGGTTTCTCATCTGAAGAGTGCCCGTTGAATTTGTTGTTTCCTGCCGCGGCTCTACATATAGTCATTCACCCCCCTTTGTCTTTTTGAGAGTATGGCTTTTTTGCGGAGTCTTTTCTTCGATGTCAGCTTCGTGATGCTTTTCAGGTCGCGGGACCCCACACCCTTGGCAAACGTTTTCAGCTTTCTCTAAAACTCTTCCACAGTTATCACAAAACATAAGTCCAATCCTTATGGGCGCTGAAAAAGCCGCCCATTAAAGGTTTAAGCCGCTACTATGTAGGCCCCGTCGTCCAGCGGGATGTAAAGCACAGTGAACTTCATCGCGCCGGAGGTCAGTGAAGCGGTGGTGGATTCGATCCCAATTGCGCCACCCACTCCTACTTCTCCAAGGATATAAGGCACTGTCTGGAGCATGGACGCCCCGATCCCGGAGAAAGTCGTCGCGCCGCCGATCGTTCCTGCCGCCAAGATTCTTTTACCAACAGCAAGCTGCGCGATGGTTAAAGAGATAGCGGAAAGATCGATTTGCGCCCCGCCTGTGGGCGTGAAATAATACTTCACAAGGGTAGCGTTGTTGCTCAAAACGGTGGTGACTTCCCCGATGAGTTGGGTGACAATCACCCGGCCGTTAACCACATTGAAAAGAGGCGTTACCGCTTGAGCCCCCCAAACGGTTGCCAAAATGGGGCCGTTATCAACTCGGCATCCGTAATTGAGGTCCGCGATACTTTGAATTGTCGTAGGTGCATATCGAGGCATTGTTTACCCTCCTTATACCAGAACCGAAACGGAACAGTTGCCCGGATACCGTGGAGTCAAAATGGCAACCGCGGAAAGGTTTCCGGTAGCACCGGTGTCCGGATCTTGGAAATCGAGAGTCAACCACTCTTCATTGTTGGCGGTGTCCATTTCAGACGCCAGAATATCGATCACCAGCATGAAGTTGTCATACGTCCCATGTGTCAGCGTCACACTCGACGCCGAAGTCCAAGCCAGCAGTACATCGGCGTCCGTCCCACCTTTCGCGGCAGTCGTGAAAGCGTACCGGAAAGTCAGGGCCGAAGTAAGCGCCCCGTCCGTTGCACCGGAGAACACTTTGCACACAGCGGAAGCCCCGGCGAGAGTCTGAAGGTTGATGAGAAACGTGGCGCGGTGAGCGGTTTTCATGTTGATGGAATCCGCGGGCATGGTCGCGTCCGTACCGGAAAGGTCAAGGTCACTTAGGACCGGAACAATTTTGAAATCTTCTGCAAGCATCTGCATAATACGTCTCCTTATTAAAGAGGGGAGTGTTTCATCCCCTCAATTGGTTTAGCTGGAAGCCAACATTACAAACGGGCCAGTGGTCGGGCTTCCCTTATACGGGGTCAACGCCTTGTTCCGGATGGGGCCGCCATCAAACCGGTACACCCAACGGAAGGTCATTTCATCATAGATGAACCGAACATGGATGGACGCCTGCGCCTCGATTCCACCTTTGGTCAGAAGCAAGTATTCGCCCAAATCCGCAAGAACGATGTCCCCAGCAGTCCCGGGTGCTTGGGCTTGCTCGATCGGGATAATCGGTTTCCCGAGCAGGGTCATGTAAGGCTGACCGGCCGCACCGTTCGGGGGCAGGAACACCGGAACCCCGGCAGTCCCAACAGGCATGGTCATGAGCATGATGTAGGGGAGAACCGCCCGATTAACAAACCACGCAGACCCGGCATCGCTCGAAGAAAGCAACCGGGAATACATTTTCACGATATTCTCGTACAAAACGGGGGATGTGGCTCGCACCTGACCCGTTTCGATAGCCTGAGTAACCGTGCAAGGCGCCGCCGTAACCCCGATCGCGTGGCCTGCACCCACACCATTAAAGATCTCGTCATCGATTTTGAATCCAAACTCAGCGGGGAACCACTTATTGACAACCGCCGTCAGTTTGTTCGAATCCCGAAGCAGATCGTTCGTGGCGTACATAAGACCCATACAGTCCTTCAGATTCCAAATGCCTTCACGGAATTTCGGCTTCGTGGCGGTGACGGTATCGGCTTCGGCTTTCATGTAAACCTGAATCCCACCGAATCTTGACCCGGAAGCGCGGCTTGTCTCATCAACGAGCTGGAGCTTTAAACTGTCGCTCTCCGCTGAACAGGGGACATTGAAACACCGTTGAGACAAAAGCCCTGTGGCAACGGCACCCCGATCGAGCATCGTCGCGGAATCAGTGCCCACGAGCCAACCACCCTCAGAAGGCACAGTCTCGTTCGCCCCGGATGCAGCGGCCTGAACCTTATTCAGTCTTTCAAGAGCTGCGCCGTATTCGCTCCGGTTCGGATTCGGACTTGCCATGATAGCAACGTCTTTAAGCTGCTCCCCGATGGACTTGTAAATCTTCTCTTTGGCGGCCGGGGCCCCCTCTTTGGGCGCCGTCATCGCTGCAACCGCTTTCTCGATGGACTCCAACTGGGTTTTCATGGTGTAAATGTTCGCCACATCGTCAGTGATTTTCCGAACTTTCTCTTCGAGAATCGGGTCCGTGTGGTTTTTGGCTTCGAGATCCGATAGCCGTTTCTTGTTTTCGACCACGAAAGCATCAAGCGCTCTCCCTTGGTCGTCAATCAGTTTTTTGATATCCTCTACATCCGCCATTATCGTGTTCCTTTCATTAGATTTATGCTTTTCATTAAGCGTTCGCTCTCCGCATCCCAAACAACCGGAGCGGGAGCTTCCTCTGTTTCTTTGTCTTCTGCCTCAGCCTGCCAGCCTCTCGCCAGCACTGCTTTGGCTTTATTTTTTGAAAGCCCTGCGTCCCGCAAGGCTTTCTCAACATCTCTAATATCGGGATCGGCTTTAGCCACAAGCTGATCCGGAACTTGGGAAAAAACCGACAAATCGAATTGGGCTTTCACAGGCTTCCCTGCTTCGATAATTGTGTCGATGAAGCCTTTTTCTTTGGCCTGCCGCGCTGTCATCCAGGTTTCGGCCTTAAGCATTTCCCGGATTTCTTTTTTTCCGACGCTCGTGTTATCCGCATACATGTCCACCATAGTTGAGCTGATCTGCTCCAGCACATCCGCGATCTCTCTAAGCTCAAACTGGTTGCCCCACATCCCCGTCATGGGCTCGTGGATCATAATCATGGAGTTCTTATAGGCCTGCTTTTCGCTCCCCGCCAAGGCGATGTAGGACGCCGCTGAAGCCGCGAGAGATTCGACCCGTGTTACAGGTTTAAGCGGGTGTGCTTTGACACAGTTGAACACCGCATGGGCATCGAAGACGTCCCCCCCACAAGAATTTATCCGGACCGTCACTTTCCCGGTTTTTACCGCTGCCATCGCCCGAACAAAATCCCCGCAATCATTAAATGGCCACCCAATAAACCCATAAATCAGGGCCTCGGTCTCTTCTTCGGATACGGCTTTAAAATTGAACCATTCGGTTTTTTCCAAAGGGATGTTGTACTGGCTTGCTATATATCGGGCGTTCTTTTCGTTCCGGTATGAAAGCGTCATTTCTCGTCGTCCTTCAATTTTGGGTCTTCCTTTGTTTCAGGGTCTTCTTTTACTGTGCTTGTCCGCACCCGGTACTCGTCTCCCTCGGGATACGGATTGAGGTCTTCCAACGCTCGAACCTCATTGGGATTGAGAATCTCTGTATTAATCCCGATCTGGTAAGACTCGAACCGGCTTTTTGTATCCCCCCGAAGCAATCCAGACATGGAAAATTTTGCGTAGTACCGATCTTTCTCAGCTTCGGTCAAAAGATCCCTGTAAATTGCTTTTTCGATGTTGACCACAATCGGGGTGAGCGCGTGTGTCACGAAAGTGATCATAAACTGTTCTGCACTCGCAAATGTGGTTGGGTTGTCCCCCGCTTGGAGCAGCATCAACGGCACCCGGAACATCCCCGCTATCTGCGATTGGGTGAATTTTCCAAGCTCTAAAAACTGTGCATCGACAAGCTTTATCGGGGGAAACTGGATCTTCATCCCCTCATCGATCAGCATCAGTTCGTGGGAATTTCCGATCCCAGCGTATTTTTCTTTGAGATTCTTCTTTAAATTTGCGTGCGCCGGAGCCGAAAGAGATAACGGGTGTTCAACTATGGCCCCCGGGTGTAGCCCGTTCCCGAAATAGCGGGCAATAAACTTCTCCCCCGCTAACCCGAGTCCGATTGCTTGTGCTGCTTGCTCTATCGGGTTTAGGCCCTTCAGTCCGTCGAGCGCCAACCCGCGAACATGGAAAATCTTATCTTGCTCGAAATCTTTGACACCGGCGTCTTTGACCCGAATTTTATAATTTAAAGACAAATCCTCGTTTTGGATCACATCCTGAACGGCGTCAGCATTTAAAGGAACGATCCCCGTAACCGGCCGCCCGGGGAGCCCCATCTTATATCCGTAAAAATTACCCCGGAGAGCGACATTCGCCACAACTCTTCCCCAGAACTCGGGAGCTGTCATCCAACTGTTCGGCTGATCATGGAGAATCCTGTATAAAGGGTGTTTTGTGGCTTTATCCTTTGTGGCGCCGCTGTCTTTCATGAAATGACAAGGCAGTTGCGATATCGACTCCGATAATATTTTTACGCACGAATAAACCGTTAAAAGCCGCATGGCCGACTCGTTGGTAACGGGAACCCCGGAATCGCTTAAGCCAACCCCCCCATAAAACGCTCCCCCCGGGGTGTACCAACGGTCATCATCTGGCCCCCATGAAGCGGCTTTCGGCCTTGCCAGCCGGGAGAGGATGCCCACTATTCAGGATCTCCCATAAGGTAGCCTGCTGCAAGCATCAATCCTCCAGGAACCGAAAAGCCTATCCATGGTGTATAAAGCCACAATCCATATCCTAAAAGGCTGAGACCCGAGAGCATAAAAATCTCCCGAATGCCAAAAGCCCGGAAAATGGCTGAAGTGACTCCTAAAAATCTATGTTTTAATTTGGGAAAAATGCTGACCACCTTCGTGCAAAAGGTTTAGATGGTCCCATTTTGCGGAAGGTTAATTAGCGAATCAAGATGTTTACGGTGAAGGGGAGAAAATACCGTAACAATTTATATGTTTTCATATAAATTATGCTTGACACGATAATATGATGATGCTATTTTTTGATCATAAAACACAAAGGAGGTGACACCGATATGGCAGAAACTCTCAAATGCTTGCGATGCGGGCACGAATGGCCCCCGCGCGTTACCGGGACGCCCAAGCAGTGCCCGCACTGCAAAAGCCCACGCTGGAATTTACCACTTATTAACAAACGAAAACTGGAGGCAAAAAACTAAATGCCCACGATAACCCAAGAACAGATGGACGCACTTACCGCGCTGCTAAATTCTCTTACCGGAGAACAGAAATCAAAATGCGCGACCTGTAGCTTATTAAAACCCCTCGCCCCCGCTACAGCGCTCACCCCCATCAGCGCTGTAGCGGGGTGTCCTCAATCACACATAAAACCTCTCCCCTCGATACCCGGACGGACCCCGCAACCTTAACAGCCTTCATCTTTCCAGCCTTGATCCATCTATACACGGACTGGGGTGTCACAGAATAAAAGTCCGCCACCTCATCAACTCGTAGAAACGCTTTCTCCGGTAAGTGCATCACGAAGGGGACCCTCCTTTACAAAGACAGTGTGTAAGGACGCAATCCAGAAGGAGGGGCCGCGCTCCCAAGGGGACCTCCGGAAAGCTCTCATGATAAAAAAGAGCGTAAAACATCCCCGTTTGAGAATCGTAATGAAAATCCTCCATCTCCGCGTCCTGGGGAACCCCTTTAACCGAGTGGACCACAAAACCTAACGGCGTAGATTTTAACCACGACTCGATAAAATCCGGATTTATTTCAATCATAACGTTATTTCTTTTCTTCATGAACGCTCCTTTGGCACGAGCCTTTTGGACTACAAATTCTATAACCTTATCAAGCTTAGGCGTAGAAATCCGGCCTTGTTTTTTTCTTGTTTTTTTCTTGTTTTTGATAATAGTTAAAAACCGTTCAGAAGCCTGTGGACTTAAAATCGGCGTTGGCCTAATAACTTCTTGCGCCATATCGCTCCCTATCTTTTTAATAACGTTATCGCTTCCGCGGTCTCCGCATTTATTATCGCTTCGCGTGTATTATCACTTCGGGCGCCTGCATCCCAACTCCGGGAAGGTAGAAAGGCACTACTTGTATCCCCACCACGGTGAAGCCTGTTTGGTCTTGAAATTTACCTAAAAAGGATTTAATGCTGGTTTTGCATTCCTTTATTGCGTCCTCGACACTCACTCCCCCACCCTCGTTCTTTCCGCCCAAATCTTTCGAGGCGTTTACCCCGCCGTAAGGGTCTTCTATTCGGACGTAAACTTCGCCAGCTATGTTTGGAGTGTCCCAAAACATAGGCGCGTAACTTAATTTGATTTCATTAATACGAACACCTGTCTCCTGCCAAAACTGTACGACCGCTGATTTTATCGCTGTTGTCATCTTTTCTTGTGCTTCAATAGACATTTCGTATCTCCTTAAAAATTATTAAAGTGTTATAACCTCCGCGGTTTCCGCGTTTTCCCACTGAGATCTCTTGCATCTGGACTCGGGATTCATGCCCATCAGACTTATTGCGGCTAAAAGCGCTATCAACGGGTCGATCTTACCGGTGCCGCTGGCCTGCTTGGTGATGG